ATTGCCTTGAGGTCCTGTTACAGAACCAGCGCTTCCACCATAAGGTCCTTGGTAAGTGTTAGCATAAGGTGTTGAATCCATTGTAGCAACAGCAGTATTACCATAAGGTCCTTGAGCATAATAAGCTGTATTGCCTTGTGGCCCTGTTACAGAACCAGCGCTTCCACCATAAGGACCCTGGTAAGATAAAGAGTAACTACTTGGTTGAATTGCATATCCAGTACTTCCATAATATTGGGTGGATGTTGTATTATCTGGATTATAATAAGCTCCAGATTGGGTAAAAACATAATTACCATTTGGAGTTTGAACTTGCACTGCTTGCTTTCCCTCTTGTGTATTTATAATTGTTGCTGTATAACCAGATGGTCCATAATATTTATTTGCTGTTACATTAGGTCCAGTATAATTTGTATATCCTTCACTTGATGATTGAGTTAAATTTTGTTTAAATGTCATTGGAGCCTGGTCAGCATTTAATTTAATTTGAAGAGTTTGTAACCCATCTCCACTGGGAGTTACTACTACACTTCCTCCATTTGGTCCGTAAAAAGTCTCGCCGTCTGATAATACAGAAGAGGTTCCACTATAATGATTATAATTATCATAGTTTGTAGAATTAATCATAGATGTTGAAGTAGATGAACTAGATGAACTAGATGAAGTGCTTGAGGAAGAATCAGTTGAAGGCGTAAATGTGGTAGTCTGACCATTAGGTAATGTAAAAACTATATTTCCATTTGTAAATGTAGCAGAAAATCCAAATGGATTTGTAAATAATGTACTAGAAGTAGATGATTGATTAAATATAACCGTTCCTGACCCACTTGTTTGGTTAAGTTGAATAGATTTGGTACCATCACTATTTTGAATTATGGTAGCTGTTGCTCCATCAGGACCTTTATAAATAATGTTTTTATTTTCAAGTCCTTCTCTATTGCAATTGCCTCCTAAAAAAGAACATAAAACTAACCCTAATAATAAAATCAAGAAAAGAAATAATGCTTCCGTATTCATTGTATAATTTATATAGTGAAAAAAGTTTGAAACTATATTATATTTTAAAATTGAATTAATTATTAAAGGTATAAATATATTATAAATACAAATACAATGGACAAATCACTCTATATAGCAGCTGAAATAATTGAGGAATCCTCCGATGAAGAATTTGTTATGATTCCAAAAAATTCCAAAAAAATACAAAAGAATCCTCGACAAAAAATAAAATCAGAAGATGTTTCTCTAAAAAGACAGCTAAATTTACTAAAAAAATTTTATAATGAAGATGAAAATATTTTTGAAATAGGTGTTGATGAGGCCGGAAGAGGACCTTTGTTTGGCAGAGTTTATACAGCCGCAGTAATTTTACCTAAAGATGACACATTTAATCATTCATTAGTAAAGGATAGTAAGAAATTTCATTCAAAAAAAAAGATTGAAGAAGTTGCAAAATATATTAAAGAAAATGCACTTGCATGGTATGTTAGTTTTGAAGATGAGAAAAAAATTGATGAAATTAATATTCTTCAAGCCACTCAACAATCAATGCATTCTTCCATTATGGAAGTTAGAAAACAGTTTAATAAAAGGCAATTAGAAATTTTAAAAGAAGAGAAAAAAGATTATTCCTATAATTTGTTAATTGATGGCAATTATTTTAACCCTATTACATTTTTAAATAAAAAAACCAATAAAATTGAAGCTATCCCTTATATAACTATAGAAGGAGGCGACAATAAATATTCATCCATCGCAGCCGCTTCAATATTGGCCAAGGTAGAGAGAGATAAATATATTGATGAATTATGTGAAGAAAACCCTACATTAGCAGAATATTATGGTATTGATTCGAATAAAGGGTACGGTGCCAAAAAACATTTAGATGGTATAAAAGAACATGGGATTTCAATTTGGCATCGTCGTAGTTTTGGAATTTGTAAAAACTATGTATAAAATAAATTTAATATTTGATTTATTAAATAAAATTGAATTTAAAAAATAACTTAATAGTATTTGTAATAAATATATTTGAACTATTACTTAAAATCTATTCAATATAATTTAAATAATGCGTATTTTATTATTTGATACTGAAACAACTGGTTTACCAGCTTCAAAAATTATTAGTCCTGACACTATGCATTTATGGCCACACATTGTACAATTCAGCTACTTAATTTATGATACTGAATTGGAGTGTATAGTGGATACGTTTGACTATATTGTTAAAATGAAAAAAGATATAATTATACCAGAAGATTCGATAAAAATTCATGGTGTTACAAATGAAATGTCAGACAAATTTGGCGTTTCAATAATAGAAATATTTAACCAATTCTTTTATTATTTAAAAACAGTGGATGAAATTGTTGGGCATAACATATCATTTGATATAAATATTATTCGTGTGGAATTATTGCGTTTAATTTATTCAACTAGTGAACAATGTCCAAAAAATGATTTAAACACGCAAAAATACAATTTACATGCTATAACAAATTTTAAAAATATATATTGCACTATGTATGAATCTATTGATTTATGCAATATTCAAGCCGTTAGTAAGAATGGTAAGCCTTATTTAAAATTTCCAAGTCTTTTAGAATTACATGAAAAATTATTTGGTTCCAAACCTCAAAATCTTCATAATTCATTGAATGATGTAATAGTCACATGCAGATGTTATAATAAAATAAAATTTGGAAAAGATTTTCTTGAAAAAAATGACAAAAAAAATAGCCTTCTTTTAAAACAAATTTTCAATTCACAAGTCACGGTAATAGTTCAATAATTTAAATGTATCAAAAAATATATTTAAATTATTTTATAAAGTTTGGAATAGTTAAGCCGAACACATATCACAAATCACATTTTTTTCTTCTGAAGTCTCTTGTATTTCTGGTTCAATAGTAAATTGTTGTGCCTGATGTTTAGCCTTTCTTCTTAAGTAATAGATACCTGTTTTCAATCCTTTTTTCCATGAATAAAAATGCATAGATGTTAAAGAGTTATAAGTAGGGTCTTCCATCCAAAGATTCAAACTCTGACTTTGACAAATAAATGCGCCTCTATCGGCAGCCATATCAATTAAATGCTTCATCGGAATTTCCCAAACTATTTTATACTTATTGCGAATATGCTCTGGTAAGATACTTAATTGTTGAATTGAACCTTTGTTAGCAATAATATTATTTTTTATTTGTTCATTCCAATATCCTAATTGGATTAATTCTTTCATTAAATATTTATTGACAACTACAAATTCACCTGCTAGGGTTCGTCTACTATATAAATTACTTGTAAATGGTTCAAAACACTCATTAAATCCTAAAATTTGAGATGTAGATGCTGTTGGCATAGGGGCGACTAAAAGCGAATTACGCAATCCATATGTAACAATAGAATTTTTTAAAGCATCCCAATCATAACGTAGATTATCAGGTTTTATATTCCACATATCAAATTGTAGAATTCCTTTGGATGCTGGAGAATCCACAAATGAACTATATGAACCAATAAACTTTTCAGGAAGAAATATTTCTTTGCCTGATAACATTTTCATTTTATCCATTTGATTATTACATTTTGAATATATTTCATTTCTCTCTTTAGCAAGCTCATTGCTTTTTTCTAAAGAAGCGTGATAAATAGTTTCAAAGATATGTTTATTTACTTGCTTTGCTTCTTCCGAATGGAATGGAATATCCATTAATATAAATGTATCAGCTAGTCCTTGCACCCCAATTCCGATTGGTCTATGTAATTTATTACTTCTTCTTGTTTTCTCTGTAGGATAGTAATTAATATCTATTACTTTATTCAAGTTATTAGTAACCACTTTTGTCACTTCGTGTAGTTTCTCATAATCGAATAGTTTTGTTTCTACATTCACAAATGTCGGTAAACCAATAGAAGCTAAATTGCAGACAGCAGTTTCGTTTTCATTTGAATATTCCATGATTTCACAGCATTGACCAGTTATTATTCCATTAAAAACACCCATATTTTTTTTAGGTTCTGTAAAACAATATGTATCATCTATTCTATTATTATTTTCAATTTTTAGTATTTTTATGAATTGTTTAGCATCTCTTGATGGTTTATTTCCTGAAATAACAAGCCGGTTTGTTCTAAAACCTAAATTATATAAATTATATAAATCAAAAGAAGTTAATAATAATCTATAAATTGGTTTTACTTCAAAAAACTTATATCCTCCTTTTCCATCTGGTAAATAACTTTCTGTTCTTGTTTGACTGAGTTTAATTTTTGGATTTATTCCACATGTTTGCAATAAAAGTTTTATTTTTTCTAAAAACTCAACATTAATTGAAGTAATCTGTAATTGTTCATTTTCACCATTTATTGATATAGAACCATCAGCATCACAATAGCCCGCGAACCAGTCTAGTTTGTTTTTTAATGAGCAATAATGAGATGGTGTATCAAATTTTTCATTTAAATCAACTGGAAGAAGAACATTTATTCTTTTAGAATTTTCATTCAATTTATAACTACGTTTATCAAGGAATTCCAATAATTTTTGTTTTTCTCCATATAAATAAACTAGTGGTTTTTTTTCATATGATTTTGCTTGACAATCTAATTCTTTACCTTCAAATATATATTCTTTATCTTGTAAATATTCTTCCGTTTCATAAGGTAAATGTCTTTTACAAAAATAATGATTAGATAATGCCTTAAATTTACAACATCTTTCGGTTTCTTTTGTTATATTTGTATATGTACCATCTCCACAAAAAAATCCGTGTGTATAAGCATAAGGCATAATTTCATTTCCATCAATAATTGGATATTCACATTTAATTAGTTTATCGTCAGGTTTTAAATCTTTAGCTTCAACTTTTTCAATTGAATTAGATGAATAGTTGTTTTGAATATAGAATTTATGGTATGGTGTGCAAGTTAATTTTGAACCATCGTCAGTATAAATGTCAATTAGTTCTTGGTCTTCACCAGTTTTTTTAATAGTTACTAAACTCCATTCTTCACCATTCCATACCTTTATATTTTGATTTAATAATGATTGAATTTCTAAATGCCCTTTTTCAGTTAATATTAGTGTTTCAGGAGCAACGCATAAATTTGATGATTTTATAGTACCAAGATTTTGTTGATTTGACTTCATATTGGCGGCATCTTTATATAGTAAATAAGGAGTTCCAGTTTCCATTTGTGCATCCAAAATTTTAAACCATAAATCTCTAGCATTTACAATTTTACGCGCTTTACCTTGTTTCTCATATTTTTCATAAAGGTCTTTAAATTGGGTACCATAAACATCTGCCAGACCAGGACATTCATTTGGACAAAAGAGTGACCATTTTGCGTTTTCTTTTACTCGTTCCATAAAACTATCAGAAATCCAAAGTGCATAAAATAAATCACGACCTTTTAATTCTTCATCACCGTGATTTTTTTTCATTTCGAGAAAATCTTCAACATCCGCGTGCCATGGTTCTAAATAGATAGCAAAAGACCCGTTTCTTTTATTACCGCCCTGGTCAACATATCGAGCAGTATTATTAAATACTCTTAACATAGGAACCAAACCATTTGAGGTGCCATTAGTTCCTTGAATATGGCTTCCTTTCGCACGAATATTATGAATATGAAGTCCGATTCCCCCAGCCCATTTTGAGATATGGGCGCAATCTTTTAACGTATTGAAAATTCCATCAATACTATCTTCTTCCATTGCTATTAAATAACAGCTTGATAGTTGAGGTCTTGGTGTGCCAGCATTAAAAAGAGTAGGTGTAGCGTGTGTAAAATATTTAAGAGACATTAAATCATATGATTCTTTTATTAATTTGAGACAATCTGAATTATCTAAACTTAAATCTCCGTGAATTCCTATAGCAACACGCATCCAAAGATGTTGAGGTCGCTCTACAAGTTTACTATTAATTCTGAAAAGATATGCTCTTTCTAATGTTTTAAAACCAAAATAATCAATTAAAAAATCTCTATTATAATCAATCATACTATCAATTTCATTTGAATATTTTTGTGTAAAATTCCATAGATTGTCTGAAATAAGAGGTTTATTAACTTCGGAAACGTCTTTAAATTCATAAAGCAATTGCATTACATTTGAAAATGATGTTTCTGTATTTTTCTGGTGATTTGATATAATTATACGTGCGGCTAAAGTTGCAAAATCTGTGTTATTTGTAGACAAGGACGCGCATTGCTCCGCTGCTAATTCGTCTATTTTAGCAGTCGGTATTCCATCATACAATTGGTCAATTACTTTCATTACCAGGGATGAATAATTAATATGAATAGAAGCTTCTTGTCCTAATTTTTTAACTCTATCTAAAATTTTATCAAAAGCAACATCCTCTAATTTTCCAGAACGTTTGGTAACACGCATCTCATTAGAATTATCCATTTTATATATATAATAAATATAGTTTTAAACCAATTTTTTAAAACAATAAAAATTTAATTAATTAATATATAAATTATATATATGAATCAACTTATTTTTCTAGTTCTTATTTTAATAATATCTGTAGGTCTTCCTCTTTTTTTTAAACTAAAAGAGCCATTTAAAAGAAAAGATGGTTTTTCAAATTATAATTTAGAAGGAGCAATGGGAAATACACCAGGCGCTGAAACTGATTTATTGGTAAAAGATTTTTATCCACCAATTGGTAGGAATCAAATTTCAAATAAAACATCTGCTGAAGTTTGGTGGCATTACCCTACATTTAAATTAGGTTCTTATGACCAAATAACAAATAACATAAAATATTCTAATAATCCTGATTTGGGTTCATGTATGCCTGTTTCTATGTGTGGTGCTTTATATCATAAAAATCAGTTAAAAACAAATTATGTTAAACCTTTACCACCTCTAAATCCTAATTGTGGAACCCGTGTTGGATATTTTGACACAAATATAAATTTGTTACCATTTAGGACAGGAATGCAAAATATATTATATTAATCCCATTTTTATATGAAATAAAAAAAAATAAAAAAAAATAAAAAAAATAAAATATATGTATAAAATATATGAAATCTTTATTCGGAAGTTTTTTTGGAACACCTTCCAAAACCCACGTTGGTCGTAAAAACTACACCACCAAAAAAGGTGATATGGTATATCATGAACAAGGTCAGTATGTAACAAAGACACACAAACCCTATAGTTATCGCAAAGGCTCGGCATCCAAAACTCGCAGAGGTAAATTGGATTTTACTACTAAAAAGGGTAGTAAAGTTTTTCATCAAAAAGGTCATTATGTTAGAAAATCGCGTAGACCATACAAATAAAGGTAAATTTTTTTTATAAATCATTTGTATCTACTTTAGTTATCTTATTAAATTTAAGTAGACACCCTGAAGAAACTTCTCCAATAGAAGGTTTAACAGTTTCCTTTTTAGGTTTTTTATTAGGCGCTCTATGTTCATATCCGGTTACTCTTTCTTCTTCAATAATTTTCCATACTTTTTCTAATTGACCAATATTATTTTTAAACCACTCACTGTTTCTTGAAACATGGACGCAACTAAAAACTTGCACCTTCCAATATATAAATTTCATAAAAAGATAGTTAAATGGAGCCGACTCATATTTTTCCAATTCAGATTCTTCCCATACTGTAATTTCTTCTTCTTTCTCAATGGTAAGAGGTTTATAGCTGTAGAATGGTTTACCTTCTTTTGTATGAAAACACATGATAATCCCTTTAATTTTATCATCAATGGATATTGTTAAAATTTTATTTCCATTGTCAAGTATTTTTGAATCAGTATAAAATGATTCTGTATCCGGATATTCAATAAATTTTGTTTCTAAAAAATCACAATCGTCTAAATCGCAAACTTCCATTTGTAATTGCATTTGAACCCAATATTCCTTTTTTGGAATACCGTTTATTTCACGTGAAACAACATTTTTAATTTCCAACATACGTCCAAAACGGTCTGATTTTTGGTCAACATTAATGCCATCAGGTGATGCTCCTAAAAACTTATATGTAGGATGAGCAATACAACCAAAATCTTCAACTTTTGTATTATATTTGCTTTCATAAAGTAAAACCGATAAGGGTTCATATTTTTGTCCCCAATGTAATGGCGAATTTGTATTAACCATTTTAACATGTTCTTCATTTGATTCTTCCATATTTATTTTCAATGGTTGGCATTTTTCATAAATTAATTGATTAATGGTAAGCTGGGATTCAAATGCCTTATAAGCATTGCTAGCTGTAATTAAATTCCATCGAAATTTATACCATTCTTGTGTTCTCTGTTCTGGTTGTGGAATATCTCTTAATTTTTGAATTTTTTTTTCAACATAGTCAATCACATCATCGCATATTTGCTTACAATGTGATAACGAGTGTTCAGAACTTCTTTCTTGATTAAATAAAATAATAAAAATATTTACTGCTTCTTCTAAAATATCGTTTAAATCATCTTCAATATAGTCACTACTTAAAATATGGTCTTCCATTTGAATATAGAAAATTTCTTTAATTTCATCTAAAAGAATTTCATGAAAATCAGGTTCCGAAATTATATGTGCATTTTCATTTATAAATTCTTCCATTAAATGCAATGCAGTTTCAATCAAATCTAACGCATATTCTTCTGAAAAAATAGATGGCTCATCTTCAAATTCAAGAGAATCTAAAATATCTTCTAAATCTTCTAAATCAAAAATAAACATCGTTATATAATATTCTGTGGTTGTTTTTAATATAATTCATAATTAATTTTAAATCTCATCATCAGATTCAGAATCATTATTATTTGCAGGTATTTCCAGTTTATTTTTGATACTTCTTTGTCCATTTTTTGGTGCTAGAGACTTTAATGTAGATACACGCTTGTCAATATTCTTCAATGTAAAATGCTTATTAGATTTGGTATAAAATAATGCAGGAATTTCTTTCACACTGCCAGTTGTTTTATCATATATAACGTCTTTTACTCGTTGGAGTTTTTTTTTGTCTAAACAGTCTTTTAAAAAAGAAACAAGATTTTTAATTTCTTCTTCATCCAGTTTTTTATCCTTTTTATAAACGTCGACAAATTCAATTAATTTTTTTGTTTTAATAGTCTTGTTTAATTTGCACCAAGGTTCATTGGAATTATTATTTTTTTCATTTTCCAAAAATTTTTCAAGATTAGAAAGGTCGTTAGATGATTTTGTTTCTTGTAATGGATTTCCATTTAACAGCATAGTTTTATATTTAATATTTTTGAGTTCATGACACTCATCGATAGTTACATTAGTATTTTCTTCCATGGTGTATATATATTATAAGAAGATGAGTTTAACTCAATTTTTCAAAATATTTATTAATCAATAAATATTTATATCAATATTATATTAAATATAATATTTGTATAAATTATCATATGGAAGACTCTAAAAAAATTGAAATTTCAGGAACAGCAAATAGATATGCTTTTAAAAAACTAATTAATAACAATAAAAATGAAAAAGAAATGAAAAGAAGAGTTATAACTACAAAATGGAATTTTGAAAATAAATGTTATGAATATGCATATCAAATACAAATTTTGAAAAATATATTAAATAATAATAGTGATGGTTCAAATAATGAAATTACAAAAACAATGATGCAAGAAATAAATAGAAAAATTTATAATTATAAACAACAAGATATGTTAAAAAAAATGTATAATCAAGAAAAATTCATTATAATAGAAAATATAATAGCTGCCATGTTAGAATACCAATTAAAATGTAGATATTGTGATTGCGAGATGTTAGTTTTATATGATATATCTAGAGAAATGAAACAGTGGACGGTTGATAGGATTGATAATGATAATGGTCATAATAATGATAATTTTCATTTAGCGTGTTTGGATTGTAATTTAAAAAGAAGAAGAAGAACAGATGAAAAATTTTTATTTACTAAAAAATTGAATCTGGTAAAACAAGATATTTAAGTTTATTAATAATAATTAATAAATTTATTATTAATATGGAATGGAAATGGACAGATGGACAACCATATGAAAGGTCAAGAAGATTAAAACATATGATTGAAATAGAAAACAAAGAGTTCAATAAAGAAGTAGAATCAGCAGCTTATACGACTGCTTTAAACCATGATGAAAATACTTGGGATATTTTAAACCAAACATTATCTGGTTCTGGATTTAAAGTTTCCAATAAGAGAGAAGAATTAGATTCTAAAATTTCGGATAGGCAATTAGTTCAACAAAGAGGATTTAACCCTTTTTTAGGTGAAAATAATTATGTAAATGATGTAACAGTTAGAGACCAATTTTTAAAACCTATTAATACAACTTTTAACCGCGTAAAAAACACTCCAGAAAATTAATTTACATCAAAGATTTTGTACACATAGTATACATTAGTCGGTTGACAAAATAAGCAAGGAAAATATTAGTTGTTACTAATAATCCTTTAAAAAACATCATGTAATTAAGTGATTTATAATTTTTAAAAACATATATAATTTCCTTGATTAAAACAATTATTAATACAATAAAGAAAAATAATGATAATACATAAAAATATAGACAAGAACTCTTATCTAAAGGTCCAAAAAAGGTTTGATTAAAACTAGACATTATATATTTAGTTTTTATAAAATATTTATATTAATTATTTAATAGAAAAATTTAAAATATATTATGGCATATAAACTACTTAAATAAGTATTAAACATTTTTACTATAATGAACAACGCTATAAATTATACTACGCAAAATGAATTATTGCTAAATAATTTAATGGATTTTTATAAAGAAGAGAAATATTTGAGCCGGATGTTAAAAATAATTACAGGAGAATCGAAAATTTCCTTGAGAATTGTTGATTGGTTTGCAACAAATTACGCTAAAAAATATTATACTTTATATCCTATTTTCGAAACTAATGGTTTAACAAGACGTTTCAAAGTTTATTTTGATTATAAGCTTAAATTAAAAGCATACAGTAAAAAAAGATTTGACCCATTCTGTAGATGGGAAAGAATTAGTATTCCATATAAAAATGGAACATGTATTGAAACAACTATTGGCCAATTAAATTTTTTTAAATGGGCTATTGAAAATAAGGTAATTGAATACATTGAAGAAAATTATGAAACAATCGAAAAAGATATGAATAGTCGAAATAGTACATCCAAGAGAAAAGAAACAATAACTGATAATTCTAAAACAAGAAAGAAGAGAGAAGAATTATCGATATCTGCTACTAAAAGTATTAAAAAGGAAGAAGTAGAAATCGTTGTCCAATTTCATTAAATTTTTAATATTTATTTATTATATGGATAATTTACAAAAAAGATTTTTATTATTTTTAATAGGCTGTATTGGAAGTCGTTCTTTACTTGTTGTTATAGCCAAAAATATTCAAACCAAATATCTCAAATATATGGGATATTTGGCATTAATTATATCATTTGGATTTATGTATCTTTTTTTAACTGGTTCAAGAAAAACAGGAGTTGAGGTTTTTGGAGAAAAAATTTGGTGGAATAATTTGCGTCCACTCCATTCAATATTATACTTTTTATTTGCTTATAACGCTATTAAAGGTAATAAAAATGCATGGATATATTTATTAATAGATGTTGTTATAGGATTAATAAGTTTTTTAATTTTTCATTATAGTAATGGTGATTTTTCAAAATTATTAAAATAAAAAAATTTAATTTTTTCAAGTTAAATGTATAAAAAATATTTAAAAATATTTTAACTATTTTTATAATGGGTAATACTCAATCAGCCAGAAAAGTTAATTATGAAGATGTACAATATGTTATAAAAAATGCAGAAACTCATATTTTAATTAATACTCTTAATGAAAATGAACAAATGTGTCTTATTCAAAATACAGTTTGTATTCAAAAAGAGGTTGAAATAATAAATAAATTAATTCAAAATGGAAAGAAGCAAATTAAAATTATAATATATGGTAGAAATTGTAATGATGAAAAAATATATGCAAAATACAATCAGCTTGTTTCTTTAGGATTTTATGAAGTGTATATTTACACAGGTGGCTTATTCGAATGGTTAATGTTACAGGATATATATGGAGATAAAGAGTTTTTAACAACAAAAAAAGAAATAGATTTCTTAAAATATAAACCTCATAAATTGTTAAATATAAATCTTATTCATTTTTAAACATAAAAAAATTTTTTTAAATTTTTAAATTTTTAAACTTTTTTTAGGTTTTTATAATTTACGCATAAATGGAATTAGACATTGTATTCTGACATCTTCAAAAAGCTCGCCATCATAACTAATTTTATATTGTTCATCGCTTGTTAAATTTTCTGATATTGACATTTTACTAATAAATAAATCACGAGATATCTCAAATATTCCTTTCATTTTTTTGTACATAATTTCAAAAAGCTTTGTTCTTAATTTGGTAATATAATTGAACTCAACAATATTTACTGTAGATTTTTCTCCTCCAGCATTAATAAAACTAAACTCCCTTATATACATATGAAATTCTAATGCGTTACGTCCCATATCGTCTTTTTCTATTGCTTTGTTATAATCTTCTTTATATTGGTTAAAATTTTTTTCTTGATTTTCATTATTTTTATACTCACCGCAAAACTTTATAAAGTCTTCATCTAAAGGTTTACTGATAGGATTACACTTAACAGTGATGGTAGTTTCATTAAGCATTTGCTCTTCACAATATACCAAGTCAGTTTCTCTCTCACCAAATGATAAGATTTCGAAATGGTCTTTATTTATTTCAAAGAATGTTTTTATTATATGAAGTATTTCTTCATATGAATTAACAGTTGTTATTGAACGAAAGCTAAAAGGCACAAAAGGGAATAATTTTTTAATAGCTAATATATCGTCTCTAAAAATTCTTGACATTATATAATTTTAATTGTAAACTTTAAATTTGTGTTATTACTTATATTATATTATTAAATTACTTATGTTATTTTCATTTCAATTTTTTTTTAAAATTTGAAATAAAATAAAAATAAATTAAAAGTAAAGTATAACTTTATTTAACCTTTTCATATATTTATTTAATAATTAATTATTACCCAGAACTTACAATTTTTAAATATTTTGTATTATAGTTAATTAAAATATGTGTAATATTTATAAAGGAATGTTAAAACTATTTTTTTTGTTTTTGTTTTTTTGGAATATTGTAAAATCTGATACAGAATGTCCTGTTGTAAATAATATAGGTGATAGACGTACAGATAAAAATAAATTGAGACTTGTTCAATATAATGTTGAATGGCTATTTGTTGATTATTATAGCCCAATGAATTGTCCTGGAGAAGGTTGCACTTGGAAAAATCAGAGTGATGCATTAAAACATATGGATTATATCTCTCAAAGAATCAAAAATATAAATCCAGATATAATTAACTTTTGTGAAGTTGAAGGTTGTGATGAGCTAAATATATTAAAAGATAAACTTGATGGCACTTATATGCCTTACTTAAAAAAAGGCACTGATACAGGTACTGGTCAGAATGTGGGAATGTTGACACGTATTGACCCATTAAAAACTCTTTATAGAACGGAATTAAAATATAATTATCCTTTACCTGGGTCCAAATGTGGTTACACTGGTTCAGTTAGTTCAACAGGAGTAAGCAAACATTACATTACAGAATTTAAATTTAATGAAATGAATATTGCCTTCATTGCTGCTCATTTAATAGCAATTCCTACCGACGCTAATCGATGCGCACAACGCGAAGCCCAAGCATCGGTTTTGCAAACTGTTATTTATGATTATATAACTAGAAATTATGAAGTTATCATGATAGGTGACTTTAACGATTATGATGCCGAAATTTTGGATATGAATAGTAATAAACCTACTTCAAGAGTTTTAGATATTTTGAAAGGGTTACAAGGTGATTTTGCAAATAAATATGAATTAAAAAATATTGCTGATACTATAACTCAAAGCCAGCGCTATAGTGATTGGTGGGATTCTGATAATAATTGTAATACCGCTTCAAAAAACGATTATTCTATGATTGACCATATTCTTGTAACTGATTCAATAAAAAAAAATATTTTTAATACATTTATATATCACGAATATGATGAATATTGTGGTAAATTTGATTCTGACCATTATCCAGTTGTCATTGATTTAATCATATAGGGTTTTTAAATTTAAAACATCTTTGATAGCTTTTTTATGTAATTTAAGTGATTCTTTTTTGGAAAAATCTGTTTTAAAAAGCTTATCTTTTCTCATTTTAAATACTCGATTATCAAATAAATTAAAAGCATCTTTTATAGCTTCGCTATAATTATAATTATTATGATAAATTTTATAAATTATACATCTATCTAAATCATAAGCTGCTAACAAGTCCGCTTCTCTAACAATATGATATGCGAGCTGAAATTCGCCTAAATTAGGAAACCCATTTACTTTGACTTTTGAATAAGACATTGTTTCTATAATTTTTCCCATAACTTCCAAATCATTTGGAGTCATTAAATCATTCAAATAATTTTTATATCTAATAATACCTTCTTTTTCGTCCATATATTTTTTATCACACATATCGTGCCCAATAGCTGCCATATAAATTATTTTTTTTTGATTTTCTAAATATGGATTAGCTTTAACCTCACTTTCATAAATTTTTTTAGCATAACCTAAAACTTCCATACTATGTTTAAGAGAATGTGATTCATCAATATTAAATGTTTTACTTGTTTCAATTACATATTTGAAACTTGAATTTATTAAATTCATTAATACTAGGGCAGCTGTCAAAATCATCATTATTTATATTATCTAATTTTTATATTTAAATTTTTTTAAATATAAATAAAAAATTATATATAATCACAGATTTCTGTTTCAAATTTATTATCTTTTAAAACAACTCTAAATGGTTTACCACAACCATAAATTAAATTATTTTGAAAAAAATAATCACATAGTTCTTTTAATGAATGTGGGTCAATTTGTTTTAAATTTTTTTTCAAAGTACCATGACGAAATATTGCACAATTAATTTTTTCAATAAGTATATATTCATCACAATGAGGACATTTTAATATAGGTTCACTCATAAATAATATATATTAACAAATTTTATGTTTAAATATTTATATTAATAAACTTCTACTTTTTTAGTTGTTTTTTTACTATTCTTTCTTTTCGTTTTTCTACCTTTTCTTTTCATTTTTTTTCCACCCTTTCGTGCAGTTTTTCGTGGAGCTTTTTCGGTTGTTTTTTCAGCAGTTTTTCTTGGAGCTTTTATAGTAAATTCTGAAATGCCTTTTATCATAGGATACATATATTTTAATGGTTTTTCACGTTCTTCTGGTTTTGTATTTTGAGGAAGTGTCTCTACTCCTTGTAAAATATCTTCATATAAATCAGAAATTTTATCTTTATCTAAATATGGAGAATATAGTTCTATAAATTTATCTCTCTTATGATTTATAACAATATTTCTTACAACAGACGCTGACATAGCATTTATTGGTACCTCTGATATATTTAATTTATCAAGTTCTTCTGGAATTTTTGACTTTTCCTTATATTCACTCATTTCTTGTCTTGTTAATATTATTCCAGCAATTGAATTAACGTTATCCCATTTGAAAAAAAAATCTGTTATAGAATCTAACAAATTTTTTCTATCATCTCCGATTATTAATATTAAATTAGCTTCTGGGAAAGAGCCAACAATTGGTATAAGTGGAGTAAATGGAGTAGCACCTTTTTGGTCAGGAACACAAATAGTGATAACTTTCAAGTTCTCGATTCTACTTTTTAATGTTGTATCAACAGTTTCATTTTCAAGTTTATATTTTAATGTATTTATCATTGTTTTTGAAGAATCATCTGGTTCACCCAAAACATTAATTTTTTCTTGACATGGAATAGGATTTTCATTATTATCATTGGTTTTAGAGAGAATTACATAAACTTTATCAATATCTTTACTTATAGCTTCTTCTATTAATGTTTGAATTAAATATAAATGACCGGGTGTTGGAGGATTCATTCTTGTCAAAGTAAAAATAATTGTATTATTATTATTATAATTTATACTCATTTATTATATAAATATACTATTTATTTATAAATTTATAAATTTATCAATTTCATCAATCCATTTATCTACTTGATTTTTATTTTTATAAATATCAATATTTCCATCTAAAATTAATTGTTTATCACAAATATTTTCGGTTATAAATGTATTTAACATACTATCATGATAAAGTGAACAGTTTGTTAAATAATCTAATGGAATTTTTGATTCGCCATCTCTTGAGCGTTTCAATATACGGTTAAAACAATTTTCAGGATTAGTTTTTACATAAACTATTTTATGCACTGGAAATTCTTCGGAAAATGTTTCGAACCAGTTTAAATAGATTTGATAATTAATATATTCAATTTTACCCGAATCCGAAAGCATTTTTGCAAACACCATTTTATCTGTATATAAACTTCTCTCTGTAATAATTACAAATTTCTTGTCTGAAATATTTAAAGTTTTTATAAATTTTAACGCATCGCGTAATACCTTTAGCCTAGAAATATACGCCATCATCTGAAAAGGAAAGGAATATTTTTCTTGGTCGGCGTAAAATTTTTCAAGCATTGTAATCCCATTTTCGTCTTTGATTTTAGCCCATTCATCTACTGGTTCTTTCAAAAATATAACTTGAATATTATCACTATAATAGTTGCGTAAATTTTCCAAAAGAGTAGATTTGCCTGACCCAATATTTCCTTCAATAGAAACAATACTTATGTTACACATTCTTATATGTTATAATTTATCTATAATTTATTTATGTTATTTTATTTCAATTTTAAAAAAAATTGAATATAAAAAATAACTTAAATACAACAGCATATTCTTTATATTACCCCCCAAACAATGGATTTAAAACAACGAAAGCTAAACCGCTCTGAATGGAACTCCATTGAAATTTCAGTTTCAAAGGAGGAGATTGATGTATTAAAAATGATTATTGGCGGCTATCATGACGTCAATATACGAGTAAACAAACATCATTCTATCTTTACGTTCTTAAAGATAGAATATAGCCAAAAAATGGAAGATTATCTTTATAACAGGTATTTACGCGAGCGCGTTGATAAAATAGAGTGTGAAATAGTTTCTATTAATTCTGATTATAAAAAAATAAAAATTGATAGCAAAGTTCAAATCAATTCAGCAGATAAAATTCGTCTTGAGCGATACGACGATAAAGAGCTTACAAAAAATGACATTTACGAATTTGTCTTATTGACACATATTGAAAAAATATTCGTCTGCATGAAGACAAAATCAAAAAATGAAAAATTATTCACATTTCATTACTATACTTTGTATAAACTTCTTAAAAATAATATTTCTAAATTAAACAGACATATTGTAGAATTATCCAATAGAATTATAAAAATGTTTGAAGAACATGTAGAAATTTCGGTAGTAATTGAAAACGCGGTTGATTTCATAGAGAGAAATGAAAATTTATTAAAATATAGTGATTTAACCCTCTATGAACATCAAAAACAAATTTTCGCAGCTTGTAAAAATCCCGAACCCAAATTGATTTTGTATATGGCTCCCACAGGTACTGGCAAAACATTGACTCCTATTGCTTTATCAGAGAAAAGCAGAGTAATATTTGTTTGTGCAGCTAGACACGTTGGGTTGGCTTTGGCAAGAGCAGCAATTTCGGTAAATAAAAAAATTGCTTTTGCTTTTGGATGTGCAAGTGCTGATGATATTCGTCTACACTACTTCGCTGCCAAGGAGTATTCTATTAATAAAAGAACTGGAGGAATAGGCAAAGTTGACAATAGTATTGGCGATAATGTAGAAATAATAATTTGTGATATAAAATCATACCTGCCTGCCATGTATTATATGTTGGCTTTCAATAAACCAGAAAATTTAATAATGTATTGGGACGAACCAACTATTACACTCGACTATGGAGAGCACGAATTTCACGAAACTATTAGAAAAAATTGGAAAAAAAATATAATTCCAAATGTAGTTTTATCTTCTGCTACATTGCCTAAACTAAATGAGTTGACTGAAACCATTCCAGATTTCTTGAATAAGTTTAAACGTGCTGAAATCTGCAATATTGTCAGCCACGATTGTAAAAAATCGATTCCCATGATAAATAAAGATGGATTTGTGGTGTTACCACATTATCTTAAAGAAAATTATCTTGAAGCTGTTAAAGTTGCACAACATTGCGAAAACTATTTAACATTATTAAGGTATTTTGACTTGAAAGAAGTAGTCGAATTCATATCTTATGTAATTAAAAACAATTATGCTACGAATAAAATGCGTCTTAATAGACATTTTGAAACGCTTAATGATGTAAATATGAAAAATATAAAAATTTATTATATTCAACTTTTACAAAATATAGTGAATGGCGCCTGGATTCATATCTATTTGTATTTCAGACAAAATAGAAAACCAAGAATTTTTGATAATGATAAAATTGACGCAAAAGGTAATAAAATAACAAAAATAAGAAGTGTTGGTCCAGGCACATCTGTAAGCAGCAGTAGTCAAAGCTCAAATAATTTGTTTGGCTCGCCTTTATCACGATTATCAAGTGAGCAAGTTTTGCCAACTGTTCAAGAACAACCTAAACCAGCTGGAACTTCGGGCGCTTATATTACTACAAAAGATGCGTATACTCTTACAGACGGTCCAACCATCTTTATTTCCAATGAAATTGAAAAAATTGCAAAATTCTGCATTCAACAAGCAAATATTCCGGCAGCTGTTATGGATGATATAAATAAAAAAATTGAGTTTAATAATGTTATCAATGAGAAACTTCATATGGTTGAATCTGAAATAGAAAACATTCGAGAAAAAAATGAAAAAGCGGTTAAAAATAATGTATCGCAAAAACATCAAGGAATGTCGGTACAAGGTAGAAATAAGTCTTCAAAGGATTCCAAAAAAATAAATAAAGAATGCAATGAAGAAAAAGAGAGTAAAGGAGAAATAAGTAAGCTTACAAATGAATTGAATTCATTAAGGGCTATGATTCGTTTAGCAACCTTAAACGATACTTTTATACCTAATAAAAAAATGCATCTTGATAAATGGGCTGAAAATTTAGATACAAAAGGAGCATTTACAAGTAATGTAGATGAAAATATTGTTTGCGATATTATGGCGTTGAAAGGTGTAGAAAATTCTTGGAAGGTTCTTTTGATGATGGGAATTGGAGTATTTATAAATCATGATAATATTGCTTATACCGAAATAATGAAAAAACTTGCTGATGAGCAAAAATTATATGTTATCATTGCTTCGAGTGACTACATTTATGGCACTAATTATCAATTTTGCCATGGATACTTGAGCAAAGATTTAAATTTGACGCAAGAAAAAATAGTCCAAGCTATGGGCAGAATTGGAAGAAATAATATTCAGCAAAATTATACTTTGCGTTTTAGAGATGACTCGCAAATTTTGAAATTATTTACTTCTGAAACAGAAAAGCCGGAAATAATAAATATGAATATATTATTTAATTCTAAAAAAGTTGTATTGCTAGATGGCAATTATATTGAGGTCGAAGGAGATGAGGAAGAAGATGAGGATGAGGAAGAAGAAGTGTCAGAGGAAGAGGAGGTTGATGAAGAAGAAGAGGAGGAAGATGAAGAATCAGAAAATGCAGAAGTATAAAAAAATTTAAATAGTTATATATAAAATTTAATAGTTGAAACGATAAAAACCAAATAAATAATTTATAAAACTTTTTTTTGTTTTACACCTTTTTTCATTTCAAATGCCGTTTTTTACCATTCAATCTGATAATAATCGCAACAATATTTATGTAATTTACTTATTTTAGAATCTGGAAATGTATAATTTAACATTTCAATTATAGTTGTTGTAAAAACTTCTCTTGTAATATAAGATTTTGACTTGGATACAATATTTTTTGGGTGGTTTTGTATCCATAGTTTATAACCATTATAGTTTTCGCATAAACTATCTTCAATATAATTTGATTTTTCACACATTATTCTAAATTTATATTCATTTATTCCATTTGTTGCTCGGTCTATTATTTTATTGTAAATTAAAACAAATGAGTTTTCTAGTTCTTCGCCTATTAATCGGTCTAACTCTTGTTTATACATTCCTCTCAATTGAGCCTTGTATACTTGTTCGCTTAATAAATAAGCAAAATTTGTAAGCAGAATAATAATAAATAGATTCATATAGATGTGATTGTATTATTGTAAATTGTTATAATATTTTTAAATCAATTTTATTGATAAATTCGGCGTTTGAAATGTTAAAAGGTGTAATAATTAATATAATAACCTTAATTATTTTATTTTATAATATTAAATGGAAAAAAAAAATATTACAAGTGAACCAACAGATAAAATAATTAGAGATATAAATAATAATGAAAATAGCAAAGATGATGATATTAATGCTTTAAGTAACAATAAAGTAGGTGTAGATATTGACCCAAACGTTAAATCAAATAATGTAAATTTACAAATGTGTTCATGTTCTATAGTTTTTAATTGTTTCTCTCCAAATAAACCAGACATTGCATAAATTTATACAAATCTTATATAAAATGCTTTATTTGTATAGTCTCCATTATATTTTCCTCTGATAGTTGTATTAAAATCGCGTTGTAGAGCAGGAGCATCTTCATCTCTCATTTGTTCATTTCCTTGGCAGCATTCAACAATTTCTATTCTTTGATTTCTATTTAAATTGAAAGCTAAACGTGTCTCATATTTTACGTGTTCAATAAAATTTGAAATACAGATGTCAACTGGAACTTCTATTAATATTTTTTCTCCAGAATGTGCTATTTTAAAATAAAATGATGCTTTTTCTCCACATTCTCTAGGGAAAGGAATAAATGGAATTTCAGGCGCCATATTGATTTCAGAGTTATTAGTATTTGAATTCATTCTTTTAATATTAATCTTATGATATTAATTATTTATATTAATATCATTTCAATTTTTTTTAAAATATTTATTTTGAATAATTTGGTCCAATATAAGAGCAAATTTCTCTAACTATAAGGTCATTTAAAACATATTTTAAAATATGGTCATTTTTATTGTCAATATTTACTTGTTCTCCTACTGATTCGACCATTTTTAAATAGTTAATACGTTCATCCATAAATGTTGTCACATCTCTATATCGAGTTGTACCATCATATTCTAAACAATTGGTTATTTTTTCTTCTTTATCATTAATGAAATAATCATACCTGGTGCCATTATCTCCATAACCATAATGTTGACTACTTACATAACGACCTAATCTTTTTTCTGAATTTGTAATGATTGTTCCAATTTCATCGCAAGTTTCCAAATCTAAATATCCGCGATAAGGAGGCGATTTTACTCTTAATGTTTCATAGTAGTTTCCAACTATGAATTTTTTTTCATTTTGAAAGAATTTATTTTGATTTACTTCAGTCATGTTTTTACTTATATTATAATACAAATTCTTTAAATAAATTTCAATTTTATTTAAAAAATTTGGGTTTATGATGGTAAGGGTGAGTTGGTGAATAAAATCTATTAATTATTCATTTTAAGTTTACAACCAATTTCTTTAAAATAGAAACCATTATAAGAAATATTTTTTTCAAGTGCTTTTGCTAATGTTTTGTCACTCATAGAGAGAGCTTTAATACAATCATATTTGCAAGAAAATTCACGAATCAAATTATTTTGTAAATCAAATTGACCTACGCCATTTTTATATAATAAAGGTTGTCCATTTTTTTCTTCAAATTCTTCTCTCATTTGTGAATCGCAAAGATTATATAATTTATAATAAACCCCTTTAGTTAATGTAAAATTCTTAACTGGATTATCTAATGCGGAGCTAGATTCATATCCGTTCAATTGTGCTGCTGTTTTTCTGTCTAAATATACATTTAATATTTCTGTTTGTTCTTTATTTATTTGAGCAATATAACCTAAATTTTGAATCTTTGTTTCCTTTGTAGGTTCTAAAGAATGAATTATATTATAGTCTAAATTTCTCTCTACTAATTGCCATCGAAAACCACAATAAATAGTATTTTCTTGAATTGCCTTCATTATACTAGGGCGTTTGATATTTTTATCTTCATTCATTAATTCTGTTACAGACTCATAAACCTTTATAAGCTTTAAATTCTCTGGATTAATTTTTTGTAATCGTGGTCCTAAATTCTGTATCTGTTGATTAAAACCAGTAACTAGTTTAGTTTCTTTTTCATTAAGTTTGCTTAAAATTAGTTGGTTAGTTTTTTTAAGTTCAGTCATTTCGCATGATAGGCTAATAATTAGTTGTTTTAATTCTGTTAATTCGTTTGTAGATTTTGATTGAATTATTGTTTGATTTGAATTTATTTTTTCTTTTAATAATTGATTTTCTAATAAGAGTTCATTAATTTTATATTTATAGTTATCAATATTATCTTCAATAATTTTTAATAATATTTTGTAGGTTAAATTGTTACCGATTAAAAATAATTCATTTTCTTTTTCGTGACCTTTTAATGTTTTGCATTTATTTGGATGAATCAAATTATGATTATGTATAAAACTTTCAAAATCTTTGCTTTTGTCAACTGCAAAGCAATTTAATAAAAGACATTCTTCATAATTACTTTTATGTTCATTATATCTATTTAAAACACCTTTTTCACTATGACCTATTTTTACTATATATTCTCCATTTTCATAAGATTTCACTTTAATAATATAAACTAAAGAGCCTGAATTTGCGTATTCTTTTAATAAAAAAATTTCATTATCTAATTCTTTTTGTTTAATTAATTTTTCTTCTAATTCTTTATTTTTAGTTTTTTCCAATTGTTCTAATTGTAATTTTAGCTCACTACTTTCTTCTAATAAAATTTCTTGTAAAATTTCTTCTAGTTTAATAAAATAATCATGAATTTCATTAGCTTTTTTTGTTTCAGCTTTTATACAAAATAATTTAAAGGTTTTAACATTTAACATAAATGTTTCTTTGTTATGTCCACCCTTTGTATTATTTGTTTGCTTTGCCGGTTGGCAAAGCAATAATTTATAGTCAATATTGATTAAAAAATGTTTTTCTAAAACACGTTTTGCGTTTACTTTTTGTCCAAATCCTAGCCATTGCCATACATTATCTAAATCAATAACAAAATCTGTTGTCTTGTTATACTTCAAATAGCAGTAAAAACTAGATAAAAATAGTTGTTGCTCATAAGCTGTGAAGCTATTTTTAACTTTTTCAATCAATTTTGACTGATAATTGCCAGTAAATTTAGTAATAGGGTTGCTTTCAATAAGGTTTACTATGTCTACGCTCATTTTTATAGCTTAATTATAGAGAAATCTTTATATTGTTTTTTGCTTTAATAATTAAAAAGTATAATTTAATTATTAATTTATATATAAAAGTATGAGACCATAAATGGTAACAACACGCTCAATTGGAATATGCCAAACCACCCATACCACTCATAATTCTCAACACGTTATAATTAGTGGCATAAACGCGGACTTTAGCAGTCTTGGTGCCTTCAACTGTGGCGTTAGACAACACCAATTGAAGTGTGGCGTTATCAATTCTGGAGAAGTTGCATGTGCCGGAGGGTTGATGTTCTTCAGGGCGAAGAGCAAATGAATAAACGTTAATACCTTCATCAGGGTTTCTGGTGTGGGATTGGTAAGGTTGAACCAAAGAGAAGTAGGAACCTTCACGCTCTGAAAAGCGGTCTTGTCCGTTCAATTGGAGTTTGGCAGTGACAACAGGATTCATACCCCAGCAGTGCATATCCAAAGAGGTTTCGGAGAGCACAAAGGTTCCAGCATCAGAAACTCCAGAGTTCTCGTTGTGAGAGTAAGGGGTTCCAGAAGAAAGAGCTGCAGCAACAGAGGCTGGGAGACCAGTGACGTTCAAGGGAACTTGGGGTCCGCCAAGGTTGGCTTCATTGTAGGGGTTAGATGGTCCGTGCCAGTAACCAGTGAAATCAGTTGCTCCAAGTTGTGTAGGGTTGAAATCAAGAGCTCCTGCATCTTGGAACAATCCACGTGCATCAATGTAAGCACGAGAATCTTGAGCAGTAGCTGCAGGGCCTCCGAAAGCGTGGATGGCATTTGGAAGTGCATCAATAGCATCAGTGTAGTTGAAAGGTTGAGCACCAAGAACCTTGAATAAGAGAGCATCACAAGTTAAAGATGAGCAGTAGTCAACGTTTTGATCAGGTTGGACAACCCAGATAAGCTCCTTAACAGGGTGGTTAAAGTTAAGCTTAATCTTGTTAGAAGAAGAACCAACAGATTCATCACCAGTGAATTGAAGTTGGGTAATCAAATACTCGTGAGGGTTTTGGGCCATTCTGCGGCGTTCATCAGTGTCCAAGAAGACGTAGTCAACATACAAAGAGGCTGCTACCAAAGATTGATTGTAGGCTATTGTAGCGGGGACAGGGCGTCCAACACTGTATTGAGCAGATGAACTGTTTTGCCAAGGTTGATTTTGGCAGTTCAAAGTGGTGACTGCCCACAAGCACTCATCAATAGGTCTGATATCAAGGTTAATCTTCACTTCGTGATATTGAAGAGCAATCAAAGGAAGTGCAAGACCAGGGTTGCAGCAGAACCAGAATTGAAGGGGAACATACAATGTAGTTTCAGGAAGAGCATTACGGGGAGCGCAAACTTGACGAGGAGCCAAGGATGAACAAGGTGATTCAACATCAGAGAATGAAGGGTCTGTAATGAAGGTAAGTTGAGTAGTGTTTCCTATCATTTGGAAATAACCGCGGAGTTGTTCAGAGGTCATAGTAAGTTGGTTCCAGATGTGCATCCAGTCACCATATTGACGGTCGATTCTTTGACCACCAATTTCAACCTCAACTTGGGCAATAAGTTGCTCACCAGGGAAATCCAACCAACGAGCATAAACACCGGTGTTTTGGCCAGTAGTGTAGTTTCCGAGACCCATAAGTTGGTTAATCTCGGGAAGAGTTACTTGTAAATAAGTGCGGTAAGCTAAATCTCCGTTTCTGGAGATAACACATTGGACTCTGCGTCCAAAATCAGCTTGACCATTGAAAGTTTGTTCGATAGATTCGATAGCAAAGTTAGTATATCTACGATAAGTAACTTTCCAGAAAGTAATTTGAGGATTACCTGTACATTTCCTCTACCTTATTTTTCAATAAGGATTAGACTATATCTTAAGAAAAAATTTATTTTTTTGCCTTTAATTCTGCAAATTCTAACTTTAAAATAAACTCATCCGAAAACCATTTAGTCGTTGAACCTTCTTCTTTAAAATTTTCTATTTTTTTTATAATATTAGTTATTTGATTCATGTCAATATCTTTTTTAGATGAATTGTATTTTATTGAAACTGGTGTTAAATTAGTCCAATTCCAACATTTTAAATTTTCATTTTCATCTGTTAAATCAAATTTACAAACTGGTATAACGTGGTCAATAGACCAATAATAACCATAATTATCCCAATTCATTTTATTTGTAAAATTGTATTCAAACCATTCTCTCAAATATTGAATATTACAGCCAATATAATTCATAGTCGAGTCATTTTTAGTAATAACACTTCTTAATCGTGCGGCTATTGATTTTTTTAACCTGTAATTAATATTTGTTTTACTTTCATTTTTACACCATTCATTTTTTTGTTCTGTTAAAAATCTTGGATAACAAGAAATACAAATCTTTTTTTTATAAAACTTTTTTAGCTTGGAAAATTCTTTTAATTTTTTTTCTTCTCCACATTTTTCACATTTAAGCATAAAAGTTTCCAATCGTTTTTGTCTAAGATTTTTTTTTCTTAATTTATCCAGTTCATTTAAACATTTTTTACAAGTTTTTGAAAAAGAATTATTACTATCAGTGTATTTTCTGAATTTATCAATAGTTGAAATGATTTGACATTTATCACATTTTCTTTCTACAATTTCATTTGACATAACTTAATTAAATATCTTATATTTATATTTTTTTTTTAAATAATAAAGAAGCTTGGATGCTCATTGCCCATTTCAGTTAATGTTACAAAACTTAACTTCATCTTATTCATTTTTACTATACCCAAGTTTTTTGTCTTGGCCACAATTTTTTCACAAAAATTGCTTAGTAGAATAAGTTTTAGGGGTTTCAAGCAGTTTGATTTTCTCACCAGGGTTTTTCAATTGAAATTTCAATTCCCTGATTAACATCAGTGGTACTCCTAAAAGTGTCCACAAAGGGCTTTATGAATATCTTATTTTTTCGATATTCCCCGATGTTTTTCTACCCTACAGGCTTTTAAGGTAAACATCTTGGGCGCCATAGGCTACGAGTTGCATTAATCCACCTCCCATATTTTATAATATGGCTAAAGAAAAAAATTTTTTAAATTTTAATTTAATTAAATTAATTAATTAAATTAATAAATATCAATAAATAATTTGCTAATTTATTATTTTGTTTAAATCTAAATTGGTTTTCATAAATTTTAATAAATATGAATCTTCAAGTACTTCTTTTTTGTTTTCATGTTTTTTTAAAAAAACATAAGAGTCGTTGGTTTTTTTAACTGACCACCCTTGCTCAATAGAATTATAAAGGAGAAGCATTTTTTGAAATTTTACAGAATCAATTTTAACATTATTTTCTAAATCTTTTAAAGAATCTAAATTAATTTTAATATCCATTAAATAAATCACAGAAAAGTAATAAACAAAAATAACTATTTATCTTATCTTATAGGGCTATAGTTTTTATTTCAAACTATAAATAATTTATCATTTTTTCAAATATAAATTTTTAGAAAAATTCTTCTAAAAGTTATAAGTATTATAAAATAAAATCTTTAAATTTATTTGAAATATATTTTAACTTTATTAATAATTAAATAAACATTATTTAATTAATTTAAAAGAAACATGCCAAGCTTCAAACCAAAATCTGCCAAAAAAATCAAGTTTAATAAGAAATCTTCTATTACTCTAGATACAAAACATAAAGAGTTCTTAAATGAGTTTTCTAAAGATGAAAATAATAGAATTCCTGAATTGAAATTAGAGAGAATGGAATTAAGAGAAAAATTGGATTTAGAAAAAGAATTATTGACACTGGAACAGAAGTTAGATATAGAAGACCAGATTAAAGATATTACTGATAAGATAAAATTTATGAAAACTAAAAAAATAGATTATTTTTTAGATAATTCAAAGTTTATTTTTGATTATTTTGAAAATAAAAAGAATATTTCTACAGGAACTACATCATCAAATATTTCTAATAAAAATAAATTAGTTAATTCATTTTTTAAAATCAAAAAAGAAGATACTGAAGAACTTAAAAATCAAAATAAAAATAATAATATTGTTCAAAAATATTTAACTAATATTGATGATTCATTTTTAGATGTAAATTCATTTATATGTCAAACTGATATTTGTAATATTTGTCATAAAGGCGAATTAATACCTTTGGAAGATGAAGGTATTTTGGTCTGTAATATGTGTTCACGAACTATTGCCTATTTAATTGAAAATGAAAAACCTTCCTATAAAGAACCTCCTAAAGAAGTATGTTTTTATGCTTACAAAAGAATCAATCATTTTAAAGAAATATTAGCTCAATTTCAAGGTAAAGAAACAACACAAATACCACCAGATGTTATTGAAAATATCAAATTACAAATTAAGAAAGAGAGAATCGATTTAGCACAAATTTCAAATACTAAAACAAAAGAAATATTAAAAAAATTAGGCTATAATAAATACTATGAACACATTCCATTTATTAAAGATAAATTAGGTATTAAACCTCCTATCATGTCTCCAGAATTGGAAGAAACTCTTTGCAATCTTTTTATTGAGTTACAATCTCCTTATTCAAAATATTGTCCAGATGATAGAGTTAATTTTTTGAATTATTATTATACAGCATATAAGTTATGTGAACTTCTTGGAGAAGAACAATATTTACAACATTTTCCAATGCTTAAAGACCCTGAAAAAAGAATGGAACAAGATGAAATATGGAAAAAAATATGTATTGATTTAGATTGGGAATTTATTCCCACTATTTAATTAATTCTTGGATTATAAGGAAATAATTTTAATAGATTAGTATTATAAATACTGTAATTAGGGTCATTACAATTAGCACCATACCCATTACCAAACATTGCACCTCCTTTTTTAATTCTATGTTTTTGTTTTTTGGTCTTATTTTTTTTTGTTTTTCTTTTTTTTGATTTTTTTCTTCTGCCTCCATCTTGTTCATCATCATCATCATTATCTTCCGCATCAGTAAATCCTTCCTCTGGATTTAATTCTAAATTATCATATGTTTGTTGCATAAATTGTTCTGCTGTTAAGCCAGATTGTTCAAAATTACTTAATAAAAATCCAAACCCAATTTTTGCTCTTTCGACTATTTGTAAAAATTGTTGTGTAAATCCCATATTGAATAACTGTTGTTGTTGTTCTTGAGAATATCGTCCTCCTTTCATATTTTTTTTATGTTTATTTTTTTTTGTTCTTGAATTTTTTTTTACCCTTTTTGATTTTGACATATATATATAAAAATAAATAAATTTAATAAAATAGATGTCTTAAATTTTTTTAACAAATTATAATTAAGTTAATCAAATTTTTTTTTTATAAATAATATATATAATATATGAAGACCAAACGCAAATATAATAATAAACTGCGTAAACATCGTATTACTAAAAAAATAAAAAGACGTAATAAAACAAAAAAATATAACAAAAAAGGCTCTGGACCTAAAGATATTTATAAATCAGCACCCGCAGTTGCTCGTGGAGCATATAAAGTAATTGGTCCTAGTATTGGTACCTATATACCTTCACTCGCATATGATAATACTCAAAAAGAGATACCAATAGATTATAGAAATGTATCAGAAATGGCACGTAAAAATAATGAGTTATTACAAAGTAATAAATTTAATACAGAATTAGAAAATAGAAAAAAATTAGGATTAAATGAAATACAAAATCGCTATAACTATAATACACCTCCTCCCCAGAAAACAAATATAGATGTTAATAAAATAATTTCTAAATCATTAACACAACCAGCACCACCAATTCCTCCCCTATTTATACCTGGTTTAAAATATTATAAAGAGCCTAGTGAAATAATGAAACTAGGACCTTCAGATATATTAAAGTATAATGAGCAACAAGATTATAGTAAAGAAGATAATAGTAAAGAAGATTATAGTAAAGAAGATAAAAAAGATGATTTCAATGAAAAAATAAATGATGACCCTAATTTTACATTTATAAATCGAATTGTAGAAGAAATAATTAAGGCCTTTAAAGAAAATCTTGCTAAAAACCCTTTTAAATTAACAAATGATGAAGAAAAAATTATTACAGTTTCAGAGATTTTTGGAATTAAAGACTGGATAGAGAAAAAAACAGGAATAAAAATTTACTTAAAACCAACATCAATAACTGTTGGAGATGCTGTTACTAGTGGTTTAATTGACATTTGTGTTTCTATAGTCTCTATAGCAGTGACAAAATTACTAATAAATATTAGTTTAGTTGATGCTAAAGATTTAATGGAAGAATTAGATGAAAATATAAAAGAAGAAATAGGATCTCTTCCAGCAAATGAAGAAACAAAAAAAATAATTTTAGATAAAACTATTAAAGTAGTAAAAGACAATGAAGATTTTTTAAAAGATGAATTTTCTGAAGCAGAATTTTTTGCTAAAAATTCAAAACCAACAGATTTAGAAACTATTAATAGTTTGAAAAAAAGATATTTCGAAATACCAGAAGAAAATGAAGAAGAAAGAAAACAATTACGTGACAATTTAGATAAAGAAGTAACCCTTTATCAAGCAAAATATAATGAAATTCCTTAATATTTTATAACTTTAACTTTAACATTAAATTATTATTTTTTAATAAAATTCAATTGGGCTTTCATATATATTATTAATTTCTTCTTATCATTAATTTTTTGTAAAATTAGTATTTTGTCATTTTTATTTTTAACTTTATTATAATATCTTTCCAGTTCATCTGTTTGAATAATATAATCTTCTATTTTTTCTTCTATTTTTTCAAAAATGTCATCTATACCTTTTATATCCATATCTTGTAAATATTTTGGATAATTTAAGTAACAAAGTATTCCTAAAATTATAAAGCTTTCAGAAGGAATGTCCATATTTAAATAATTATTTTAGAATTATTTAAATTTAAATAGTATTAATTTAAAATCCACCTGGGAATCGTACCAAGTTGGCACCAATACCAAAACCTGCACCAGAACGTGCTGTTACACCCATTGATGGAACATAGGTATCAAGAATACTAAATGTTGCGGCTGCTGTTAAAGCAATTAAAACAATTTCTTCAACATTCAAAGAACGTTTAGGAATAGCAAATGCTGCAAGTGCAACCATTAAACCTTCAACAAGATACTTAATTATTCTCTTGACTAGTTCGCCAACATTAATCAAACCGTTCATTATATTAAATAATAAGAAAAAAATATATATATGCGATAAAAAACTTAAAATTAAATAGAATTAATAATTAAAATGGATCGTTCTAAAGATAAAAATTCCAAAAAATCTGGTTTTGAGAGAAAACAAGTGAATGGAAAAAATAATCCTAAATATGTTGATTTACTTGAAGAAGACAAGCCTATCGCTGGACAAAAGTTCGTATGTGTTTCTTTTGTTTCTCCTGAAAATATATTGAAACAAAAAAACGTTTTCTTTTTTGAAGAGTTCCTAAAGAAATGGGAATTTAATAAATCTATGGAAAAATTTTTGCAATTCCTAAATTTTCTTTCTTATAAATATAATATTTCTTTTGAAGATGTATCTAATGATTTTAAAGAGTTTGTAAAAGAAGAAAAGGATACATTAGCTAAAACAACTATGGAAGATGAATATAAAACATTTATGGATACTAATGAAGCTGAACTTGAAAAAGAGTTTAATCGTGCTCATAATTTTCAAACATCTACACGTGGCTTAAAAATTAGAGGTTCTTATCCTACTATGGAAGAAGCTGAATTAAGATGTAAAATGTTAAGAGAAATTGACCCTCATCACGATATTATGGTAGGACCTGTAGGAATGTGGATGCCTTGGGAACCAGAAGCGTACAAAACAGGACGGGTAGAATATATGGAAGAAGAATTAAATCAGCTAATGCATGAAAAAACAAAAAACGAAGCCAATGCTAAAACAGCATTTGAGCAACGAATTAAAGAAACTAAAAAGAAGGCTATTGAAGAAAATATTAAAAATGCTGAAAAATCAGGTAACACACTTTCTCAAACAATTGATGAACAAGGTAATCTTATTGGCGTTAATAATGTTAATACACATGAATTTGCTTTGAAAGCACAAGAAAATATATCTACAGCAGATATTTGTATGGAATTGTTTGATGGTGAAAATGTGGTTGTTGGAAAGACAGATTATGGTCAAAGTAAACTTTTATCCGGACCATTCGCTCCCAAAAGGGATTCTTAATTTAATTTAATTGTTATTTATTAAATAAAAATAAAAATAATTAATTTAATTTTATATTATTTAAAGCTTTAAAATAGATAATATAAAATAATAATGAAAATTTGTTATATTATTTCTACCTGCAATAAATATCTCTCAACGCGAGTAAAATATCAGATGGATACTTTTTTAAAAAAAGTCTCTAAAGAAGATATTTATTATTTAACATCTCAACCAAATATGGAAGAAAGACAATTTGGTTGGAATTGTATGGATGATTCTCAAAATATTACTTGGAAATATATTCATTTTATTTATAATATGAATATTGATTATTATGATTGGTATATATTTATAGATGATGATACGTTTGTTTTTCCAAAACGCTTACAACAATTATTATCTACCTATGATAGCCAACAATGTTATTATATTGGTTGTGAACTTGACCATATAAAAGATAAATTTTGTCTTTACATGTCTGGAGGAGCTGGATATGCTATTTCAAAATCACTTTATGCTCTTATTAAAAAACATTTGATGAATATTGGAAAAGATAATGCATATTACTATCTAATTAATTTAGAAGAACAATTTTGTGATGATTTATGTATAGGTTTATGGATAAATGATATCAAAACATCAAATCAAGTCATTCAACTTAATAATAATCTTTTTCGTATCGATAGAAATGGAGATGTTAAATCATGTATTACCTTTCATAAAGTGATGGAAAAGGAACATTACGATTATTTTAATTCTATTTTACAAAATGATATTAGTAAAAAAGATACAGTTTTTGCATTAGTAACTGATGTAAATTATTTTAATAAAGCAAAACGGACTATTATTGATTTAAGAACAAAAGGTAATTGGACAAAAGAAATTGTATTAATCACAATTGATTTTAATTTGAATTCTAATTTTAAAGATTTTTACCAAATTACAGAAGCTAAATTTCCATTAATAGATAAATCAAATTTACTTGCCAAAATCGGAGCAAATGGATTTAAGGATACAACTGATAAGAGAGAAATTTTTAAGTTAAACCAATGGGAAAAATTTCATATTTTCGATGAATATTTTACTCAATGGCAAAGAGTAGTTTATTTGGATGCTGGCTTACGAATTTTGGAAGATGTAAACTATCTTTTAGAAATTCCATTTAAAAACAAAATTATTGCTCCCAAGGATGGTAAATTATATGATGACCAACCATTTAAATGCCAGATTAGTCATGATAATCTTGAATTAATTGATATCTTTAAAAATGAATTTGGAGAGAACAATTTAGAATCAAATTATTTTTTAAATTGTATGTGGATTTATGACACTGATATTTTAAGTATTTGTAATAAAACTCAACTAATTAATGCTATGAATAAATATACATTTTGTAAAACCAATGAAATGGGAATAATGAATATTATGTTTCATTTTATGTATAATTTGTGGGATAGATTACCTATTCATTCATCTAATAACAAGATTTTATTTGATTGGTGTGAAACTAACCAACAACAATATACTACATGGAGAGAATATTGTATGATTAAATATCC